TTTTCATCTGTGTACAAATCAGAATGTTTTTTTGATCTTGCAGGTTGTCCGGGTTTTCTAGGAATTCTTTTCATTTTTTCTTTGGTTTTTTACCAGCTTTTTTCATTGATATAGCGATGGCTGCTTGTCTTGCTAAACCACCTTTTACTTTACCTACTCTTACACAATTAGGAACTAATTTATTTCCTTTTTTCTTCATTCCTTTTTGTTCATATCCATGCCAACAAGTTCCTCTTGGCATTACACTAAACCTCCACCTCTCATGTCTTTTCTTTTTGCAAAGGTTGAAACATTAGATGGTTTTGGTCCTACATTAGATGCTTGTTGTTTTCTTTTTACAGCGGAAGCTCTTTGACCTTTACTCATAGCTCTAGCTTTTGCAATGGGAACACACTTTGGATAATTTTTTCTTTTTTCTCCGCCGCTTCTTCCGCACTTTGGATAAGATCCATCGGGTTTTCTATTTGCAATATCAACCCAATTTTCTTGAACCCACTTTCGTAAACCCATGTTAGTATTTTTTGGTAACTTTTCTTCTGTTTTCCATTACACCACCACAACCTTTTGCAATGCCACCTTGTTTATAGTTAGATACCATTTTTCTTTGTTGTGAAATACTACCACCACCCATTTTCTTTTTACGTCCCCCTGGAACTATTTTTCCAGAGCAAACGGCAGATGCATACATGTTTGCGTACGCGCTTGGATACACTTTAAATTTTGCTTTCGCAGCAGCTTTTCCTCTTGGACAAAGTTTACCCATTATTTTCCTCTCCTATCAAATTCTTTTCTAGCTAATTTTTCAGCTTCTTCTGGTGAATAACCTTTATCTAAAAACTCTTCATAAAGTCTTTCAAGTATATCTTGATTATCAATTGGTATGAAAGATTTACCTTTTCCACCACTATTAAAATTTTCCCTTTGAATTTTACCTTTTTTAGACATTCCAGCTTCTGAAAGAGCAATTGCAATCGCTTGTTTTCTAGATTTAACAACTGGTCCTTTTTTACCTGAATGTAATTTTCCTTTTCCAAACTCTTTCATAACTTTTTTAATTTTAGCTTGGCCGCCTTTTGCTTTTTTAATTACACCTCTACCTATTAAGACATCTTTAAAAGTTACTTTACCATCACCACTTAAATCAGGAAATGCTTTACCACCTTTTTTAAGGTTTAATCTTGGTCTTACACTGTAATCGTTTCTCATTTTATTCTCCTATCCGTTTTCTTTTTCTTTATTTACAGATCTATTCGCCATTGTTCTAGCAACAGATTCTGCAGATCTTCCTACAACATAACCACCTAGACCTATTTGCAGTAATGTCCAAACATCACCAGGTAATTCGACAAATATAATAGATGATTTAAAAAAAAATAGTATAACAGGCCCTAAAACATAATTCCATATTAAAATAAAAATCAATACATACATTAACAATGGTCGCCAACTTGCTGCAAACCAACCCGCTTTTGCTTCAGCTTCAACTATTTTAGCAGCTGCTTTGAGTTCCTCTGTGTTGGATTGTAATAATTGAATTTGTAATTGTGCTTTTAATTTTTCTTGTAAATCTTTATCGGAGACAGCTTTATCAATTGTGTTGAATAATATTTTAGCTAATGGTGCGACAGCACCTAACATTTGAATCATAATTTAGTACCACTTTGCTGATCTTTTTTTCTCTGGAAGTATATTTCCTTGGCCTTGAACTAGATCAACTTGAGTTTCTTGAGGATTTGACATTTCAACATCAATTCCACCAAGTAAATTTCCTTGTTTATCAGTAAATTTTGAAAAATCTACATCTTTTTCTTTTGATGTTGAAGTAAAGGATCTTGTAGAATTAGCTAAACCACCATCTGCCATTTTTTTTCTGCTTTTTTCAGCTTCAGATAAAGCAATAGCAATTGCTTGTTTAGGATTTTTTACTTTTTTTGAAGATTGACCAATATTCAATTCTCCTTTTTTAAATTCTCTCATTACTTTACCAATTTTTTTCTGTGGTTTTGTCATTTTCATAATCATATTTATACTACTTTTTTGTTTTTTAACAATAATTATTGTATTTTCTTATTCATATTAGAAAACTGTTGTTTTGCAATAGAAGTTGCAGCTCTTAATTCAGCTAAATCTTCATTTTGTTGTAGTTTTTCTTGTGAATTAATTTGATTCATCATAGCTCTCATCCTATCTAAATTAATTCTATCTTGGCCCTCTTGTTTTTTTCTAAAGTTTTCTTGAGCTTGTAGGTCAAGTTCTCTAGATTTTAATGCAGCAATAGGATCATTATCAAATTGAGATGTAATTTTTCTCTCTTCTTTCATAAACTCATCCATCATCTCAGCAATTAAGATTGCTTTTCTAGATTCTAATTTCATTTGAAACTCTTGAACCTGTGCTTGAACTGCTGGATCTTGAACAGCTTGAGAATTTTGAGATAATATTTGTATCTGTTGTAACTCTTGTGCAAATTCTAATTCAACTTGTTCTAAACCCATTAAAGAAATATGTTCAAAAATATTTTTTTCTAACGATCCCATTATTACTGGATTATTTTTTGCAATATTAGTTGACATAAAATTTAAATGTGCAGTGATATGTGCTCTATGATCTTGACCTCTGAATGCTTGAAAAATTTGTCCACCTAAAGCATCAATGTGCTCTAGTGCTGGATCTTTAGGCATTGGTCTTACAGGTTGAATTAAAATTTTATCAATATCTTTTACACCTAATGCTTCATACATCTTTCTATAAATTTCATAGAGATTATGTATTTGAGGATTAGATTGAGCAAGTTGTAATTCAGTTTGTGCTAAACTAATTCTTTGTGTTTGTGAAAATATATTTGGATCTGCAACAGGAACAATATCTATCCTGTCATCAAAATCAACTTGCTTGATATTTTTTTGTCCACCTACAACATCGTAGGGATATTCTTCTGGTAAATATAATTTAAATACTCTTGATAATAATTTAAATTCTAATTTTAAAGAAGCATATATTCTTTTATGTATAGCAGACATTGTTCTACTACCTCTTTCTAATAAAGCTATAGTTGTACCTACTGCTGCTTGTTGATTACCATCTCCTATTTGTATATCTGCAATAGAAGCAAATCTTTGACCCGCTTGAACTACAACTCCCATTAATGCTAATAAAGTTTGTGAAGGTTCTTTATAAGGCAGAGTCATAAATGCGTCTCTGATGTTTCCACCAGGCGCATCTACATCTCTAAACTCTCCAGGTTGAATAGATTGAGCATCATCTCTAATTCTTATACCTCGCATTTTAAATCCTGCTGGTAGATTAGATAATGTTCCTGCATCTAATAATTGTCTTAAGGCTTGTGTGGCAGTGCGTGATAAACCACCAATCATATGAATTAAACCAAAACCATAGAATCCAAGTCCTGGTAAAAATTTAAAATGAACAAAATATTCAATTTTATTTTTTTTAGAATCACCTATTTCATAATTTCTACGAATAGACAAAATTTCACGAGAGCTTTCTTCTATCGTCACAATATAAGGAAGTTTTATTCCAGTTGTTTCACCGTTGGGATCACGATCTTCAAAGCCCTCAAGATCTAAATTTACATGACACTCTATTAATGTAAAGATATCTTCGTAACCTGATTTATTTATTCCTTGAAGTTGTCTCTCTTTTGATTTTATATTAGAAGTTTCTGTAGTAGAATCATCGCTTGGTAATAAATCTAAATCTCTATAAAAACCTGCAACTTGTTGTTTTCTTAATTCATTCCCTGAAATTTTTATAACATGCATAATTGCTTCAGCATCATCTAAAGATGTTGCTGAGTATGGAACAACTAAATCTTCTGCAGGTACAAATTTTGAAACAGCTCTTCCAAGTAAATCATCATAATAAACTTTTTTAAATGTAGAACCTGATAATGGTAAATAAAATAACATTTGATCAAATTCTGGTTCATATTCTTTCATCACATCCATAATTTGATAATTCATAAAATCTCTAACACGTATAGCTTGATCTTCTTTTTCTCTAGAAGAATTTCCTATTATTTGAGTTCTAACTGGACCATCAGGTGGTAATAATTCTTTATAAGCTAATGCTTGAAATTGTGTGACTGCTTCTGCAAGGACTGGATGCGTGGCACTTGATGCGCCTTGAAAAGGTTCTGTTCGTTGTTCGTATTTAAATCCTAGTAAATCTAAACCTTGTGTATAAGCTTGTTCCCAATCTTGTCGTGAATTTTTATAATCTTGAAAATTTTGATAAAGTTCTGAACCTAAAGGTCCTAAAACATTATCTGGTAATAATTCTGCTAAATTATCAAAATGATTTTGACTTTCACCCTGACTAAAGGCTCCTGGTTGAAAATTAATTTCAACACCACCATCTGCTGTTGGAGTAATTTCAGTATTATCTATACTTGGAATAGATTCTTGAAGTTCTACAATTTCTTCGGTTGCAGCTTCCGGATTTTCTATTTCAATTTTATTTATAACTTCGTTTGGTAATGACTTTTCTATTTCTGCCATGTGTTATTTTCTCCGGTTTTATTGTTGTAACAATATTATATGTAATGTTCAAGCCTTGTGGATTAGGACCTGATTTAGGTGGCACAGTCCTTGTTAATTTTTTTAAAAAATCTTTATCTTCGTAACTAATTTTTTTCTCAATCATTTTAATAATAAACTTTGTTTACTCTTGGAAGAACCTCATCTTTATAATCTTCTGGGTGAAAAATCAATCCACCTTGTCTAAATCTCATCAATGCTTGTGTGGTGGAATCCACTAAGTCATCGTTATCTCCATGTGGAAATGCAGCACACTCTTCAATAACTTCTTGTGCAAACTCTTTACTTTTAGGTGCCCATATCTGACCAGATTCAAATAGAGGTGCAACAGAATTAATTCTGCTATGTTTATCATTACCTTTAGATGGAGTATAATTTATAACAGGTATACCCATTTTTCTAAGTTCATAAGTTAATGGAAGTCCTGATGCTTTAGCTTCAATTAAAACAGTTTCTGGTTTCCAATACATATATTGTTCGTGAGCCAGGCGTCTTAGTTCAGGAAACTCTACACGTTTTTTTATTGCATCAAGTAATATTAAATTTGGACCAGAGTCTTGATTTGGATGAAATACACCCCATGTAGTAATCGCAGAATAATCTGCAGTTTCCTTTTTTAAAAATGCAGTATCATAAGATTGAATAATGTGTTCAATGGGTGGTATATAATCTTCTTGCCAATCTTTCCACCATTCTCGTTTTATTAAAGCTCCCTCCTCTGCTGTTGGGTTTTGCATATACTGTGCATTCCATTTAGCAACACCTGCTGATGCTTTAACTGCTAGTAAATCTTCTAAATTCCAATATTCTGGCCACACTGCATTACCTGAAGGTAAGATCGCTGGAAACTCAACAATCTCCCATTTATCTGCTTTCTCTTCTGATGCTTGAGCCTTGATTAATTGTGCTGTTAAATCTTTTGTGTTCCACCTTGTCATAACTAAAACAATTCGTCCACCAGGTTGTAATCGTTGACGAGGTCCTGCTTGATACCACTCGTACGCTTTTTCAAATGCCATTTGTGAATTAGCATCTTGTTCAGAATGAGGATCATCAATAATGAGCAAATCAGCACCTCTACCGGTTACCGCACCCTGAACACCGACTGCAAAGTACTCACCTCCTTTATTAGTTTCCCAACGGCCTGCAGCTTTTGAATCTTCTTGTAATCTTGTATTAAATATTTCTCTATACTCTTCAGAGTCAATTAAGTTTTTTGTTTTACGACCAAAACGAACTGCAAGCTCTGCAGTGTGTGTTGCTTGTATAATTTTTAATTTAGGGTCATTACCAATCATCCAGGCTGGTAAAAAATAAGAAGCAAATTCAGATTTAGTATGCCGAGGTGGCATATTAATAATTAAT